CGGGTGGTCTAACGGGTAATGTAACTGCTGCATCTGGTACTAGTACTTTCAATAATGTAACAGTCAACGGAACATTATCTGCAGGAAACTTAACAGGTAACTCTGATACTGCAACATCATTGGCTACATCAAGAAATATTGGTGGAGTCGCATTCAATGGTACTGCTGACATTAACCTACCAGGTGTTAACACTGCTGGTAACCAAAATACATCTGGAACTGCAACACAGGCAGATGATATTAATATTGATGAAGCAAATGGCAACACTAACTATCAGGTAACATTCTCAGCACAGAATAATGCAGGATATAATAGACAGTTGATTGATACTGATGATGCAAACTTTGTATATAACCCAAATAGTTCTACACTATCTGGATTAAATATATCTGCTACATCATGTCAGGCAACTATATTTGGTACTGCATCACAAAATGCTTATGGTGCAAGGACAGTTTCAACAAACAATCCTTCTGGAGGATCCGATGGTGACATCTGGTATAAGTACTAGTACAGGTAATTAAATTATGGCAGTACCATATAGCGAGACAATAGCAGAGATTCTAGGTGGCCACGTCCGAGTTAAGGATGGTGGCAACTGGAGAGTTACTGAAGATGTTCAAATAAAATCTGGTGGAACGTGGAGAGATACTAAAGAAGTATATGTTAAGTCTGGTGGTTCATGGAGATTAGTTCACGAAGGTGAGCATTTCTTGTTCACTCATACTGTATCATCTAATGAACAGAGTGAGTTTAACCTAGCAAACTATATTGTTGGTCAAGGATATAGTGGTAACCTAGTCAAAGGTAATATCCAGATCAATGCTATCAAGCAAAGAATTCATATGGGGAGTTACTCTAGTAATTCAAGAGTATTCTTTCAAATTGCTACCTATGGTCGTGTGATCGGCACAGGTGGTAATGGTGGTAACCGTGGTGGTCAGAATGGACAAAATGGTCAACGTGCAGTATACTCTGGAGGTACCCCCTTCATAATAAATAATGCTGGAATCATCGCTGGAGGCGGTGGTGGCGGTGGCGGTGGTCAAAATGCCCAGTGTGTTTACCAAAACACATATTATTATGGTTGTATGAAGGGTAGTCAATGCTCTGGAACTGATCAGCAATTCTCTAACGCTAATGGCGGTGGAGGAGGCGGTGGTGCTGGATATCCTGCAGGTCAGGGTGTTCATGGTGGTCAAAATGGTAATACCTATGGCGGTGGAGGTGGAGGCGGCAACGGTGGTTGCGGTTCTAACTCTGGCGGTTCAGGTGGTAACATTGGTCAAGGTGGTCAAAATGTTACAGGTGGTTCAGGTGGATCAGCTGGTAAAGCCATTGAAGGTATAAATCATAGAACATCACAATACTCTACTGGAGATGGTGATCTCCGTGGTGGTACATCAAACACTTAAGGTAACTCAATTATGTCATTAGAAGATATCGATCCACAATTTAGGTTGGACCCAGATGTGGCTCCTACTTTTAAATGTGAGAACTACAACCCAGAAACTCGTGAGTTCGAGGTATGGTATAACGATGGTACACTCAAGAAAGACGAGTGGTATGGTCCATTGAATTTAGATTTAGATTCATTGAAACCAGAATCAGAGGAACCATTAACTTTCCAGATTGCTGATCAAGTATACAGTGCAGTCGAGAAAGGTAGACTAGAAGAATGTGATATGGCTGATACTACATTAGTATTGTCACAACTACTAGGCAAGGTACAAACAGTACCAATGGAAGAATTAATGCTTCACAAAGAAAGACTAGCGAAGCAGAATATACAGAATGTTGACCCTGTTGTTAACTCTACTACAGTTGTTAATGTCTATAGTGAGGATGACTTCGATGAGCAGTTTGAGGCACTAAGCAAGGCTCTCGCTGAAGAGGAGTGATACATGTATCAATTAGCAGAGACGCAGGATACACGAATTGCCCAGTACACATTCGGTAAAAGCCTCACCCAATTTGGTGTGAGTGTTTTTTCGTGCTGTGATGCACGCAAGGGTAAGAAAGTTTTTGGCAATGATCCTGACCCAGTGAAGGAGATCATGCTTGAAACGCAGGATGATATTATATCGGCACATATTAAAAAGCATAAGAAGGGCAAGGTAGCGGGTTATGAAAAGATAATCCGTGAAGCTGGTCAGACATACCAAGTACACCACAGAACAGTGATGTTTGGTAGTACATGGAAGAGTGATTCACTAAAACCTGCTGGTTATTCCTTAGTGTACCACGCAGGATCACACACTCACTTCCGTTTCCCAGGTCTTAACAGATTGACATCTCAGGAAGATGGTGGTATCGTAGCTTGTTCAGGGTTTGAGGATCTACATGCTACTAACAGAAAGGTTCATCTATTCACAAAGAATGATAGCTTTACACCTGAGGGAGAAGGTAGTATAATAGTAGGGATGCATGATTTCTATTTCCACAAGACTAAGGTGTACCAACATTATCCATTCCCAATCTCGGAGAAGGATACTGTACAGGTAACAGTTACTAAACCTACAGTTATTGTAGAATTTACAAGGGCAGAGCCAGATGTTGCGGAGTTTACTAAATCATGGTTGAATCAGATCGAAGCAGGACTTATTGAAATAGTAACCAGATGATGCCAGCGAAAGTGGTGAGAGATTCTTGCGATAATCTCACCGTACTATATTACATGGGGTGCCAACAAGCTTTTAAATTCTTCGGGGATGACCCTGAGGAGCATAAAGTATTCGTTAAGGATGAACATACTGAGATGATATGTCAGATGTTCCCCGACCATACAGATCTCCCATGGGAGTTTCTTAATAGATTTTACCTGCATAGTAGATGCTTACTGTTTACTAGTGGTATATGGATGAGTGAGACTGCTAGATATCCACAATACTTGCGCTATAAACCTGGTGCCAACACATCTTTCAGAATATCTGGTATGACCAGATTCACTGCATTGACCAATAATTGTGGTGCTATCTGTGTTGGTATCAATCCTGATGGTACTGAGTTCCCTAACTTACGCAGGTTTGTACATAGAATGGAGGGGACTACCATGTGGATGCCACAGTCTCCGCAATCATACATAGTACCTACGCAGAACTGTACGTATGGTAAGTATGAGATAGGTGAAGGAGAGATAAAGAGAGCCAAGATAGATTTTGATGAGTTAACATTTGAGGAACCTGGATATTTAATAGAGTTCGTGAACGAACCACTAACACTAGAGGATGAACTTATAAACTACGCCCATCAGTGGGTTGATAATAAGATTGAGGTATTTACTCGTGACAGCGTTTCTTGAAGATTTTATACATCCTGTATGGCAGAACCATCTGGATTATCCACCACTGGAGTATAAGCATCTAGAACGTGATAAGTTCGAGGAGCTTCTGGATCTTATGATGGAAGCATATCCTGAACATGAGCTCACAAAGTGGATGCAGCGTGGATTTTGCATGAATGATGGTGATGCTACCATATCTTTTAGCTCCTTAGAGGGTCGTAAGGTCATACAGTGGCACATAAATCATTTTGATGAGGAGGATAATGAGTTCTTTGACCAATGGTTTGGTGAATCTGATGATGACATAGATTGGGACGATGAATGGGATGATGAGGACAGTGAAGAAAGTGGCACAGATGATTGACACAAGCGCAGGATACAGCCTATACTATATTCATACACACGAGGTTCTTCATGACATCCGCAGTTCCAACAATCCTAACGTTTCCAGACGAGAGACTTACTCAAGAACAGAGAGTGGAGAAGTGGGCAGCGCAACTATGCAGAGCATTAGATGAAAATTATGTGGAGTATCACAAGAGATCTGGATTTACTACCAGAATAGACAATCCACTTCAGTTTAAACTCCGCAGTGGACGCAAGTATTGGAAAGTTGTACAGACTGAGTACGATACATTTCAAGATCGTAACGAGTATCGTGATTCATGTGTTCATGCTTTCATAGATAAAAAGACAGGTGAAGTGTACAAACCAGCAGGTTGGGCAAAACCAGCACAGCATGTACGCTATGACTTGCGGATCATTCGTGAAAGAGAAGATTGCCTAGCAAAAGCAGATTGGGCAGGTGGTTACCTTTACATGAGATAGACCCCTTCAGGGGTCTCCTAGACCCCTTTTAGATATCAATTACAACAATGCCAGTATACAGAGACTACGAGATTAGAATCAATCTCAATGAACTAATAGAGAAGAGGATACCCACCTGTGATCTATTACATAAAGAACACTGCTTAACTGAATCACAAGTTGCAGAGATAGCGCATGACATCAACATGGATTTGGATCTACATCCAATATTTCATCAGGTTGATGAGCATATTATGCGCTATGTTAATGCTGCTGGCATTGATAACACGGAACATTGGGTAGAACCAAACCTCAAGGATCTTAATGAATAACCCTGATAAGATGCATCGGATGATTATCCCGCATCCACCACTGATAGAAGGCAAAGTTAAGAGTGTCTTCACTGTATCTGGAGCACCTGATAAGGTGATGATACAGTATAATGACAAGGTAACCGCAGGTAATGGTGCAAAGGAGGATTATCCTAAAGAGAAAGGAGCAACATGTGCACTTATCTCTGCAATATTATTTGAACACCTGAACTTCTACGGAGTAAAGACGCACTTCATTGATCAAATAAGTCATACTAAGTGCTTATGTAAGAAGGTAGACATCATACCAATAGAATTTGTAGTTAGAAATATATGTGCTGGCTCTATTTGTAGAGAGACCACACTACATGAAGGAGATTCAATAAACTCACCATTGGTTGAATACTATCTAAAGGATGATAGTAAGAATGATCCGCTACTTACAATGGATCGTATCATACTAATGGGCTATGGTCCTCTTATGATAGAGGAGATAGATAAGGTATGCTTAAGAGTAAATGAGTTACTCAAGAGTTTATTCGAGAGAATAGGTTTAACACTTGTAGATTTCAAATTGGAGTTTGGATACGATGCTGACAGGAATATACTCCTTGCTGATGAACTATCACCTGATGGAATGCGGCTTTGGAAAGAAGGTAAGAGTTTTGATAAGGACTTGTTTCGTGAAGGAAAAGGTGATATAATAGAAGCATATACTTGGGTACTAGAACAACTGAGGCACGTGTAATGTGGTATGTAATTACTTGGACAATAATAACAATGGGAGTGCTGGTAGTGGCAGGAGCATTTAAGAAGCGATGAGGAATGAAGTACTATTTGGTGACTGTCGGAGTTCCTTACGTAATCTGTATGCACAGATAACAACAGGTATTCAAGAACAACCACGCATGTGTGTTACATCACCACCTTACTATGGTCTACGTGACTATGGTGGTGAAGAGAATCAGATAGGACAAGAGAATACACCTGAAGAATTCATTAACAATCTTGTTGAAGTATTCAGTTGTGTACGTGATGTACTTGCTGAGGATGGTACACTATGGTTGAACATGGGTGATAGTTATTACAACTATCGACCAGGTAAAGGTCAAGCATTAGTACAACAGTCAGTAAGTAACAGTAAGCAAGACTTACCTGATGCATGTCCTCGTCGTGGTAATATATTACCAGGTTTGAAGGAGAAGGATCTAATTGGTATCCCATGGATGTTAGCATTTGCATTACGTGCGGATGGATGGTATCTAAGGCAGGATATAATATGGCATAAACCAAATCCTATGCCTGAATCAGTGAAGGATAGATGTACTAAGTCACATGAGTATGTCTTTCTATTAAGTAAGAACAAACGATATTATTATGACAATGAAGCAATCAAAGAACCAGCTAAAGACTGGGGTACGAGAGATAGAACTCAAGGGAAGTATCATAATAAAGGGACAGGGTTGCAGCCACATAGTGGTCTTTCCAAATCATACCCTAAGAAGAATAAGCGTAGTGTCTGGTCAGTAACCAATAAACCATTTAAGGGAGCACACTTCGCATGTTATCCACCTGATCTCATTGAACCATGCATACTAGCAGGTTCGGAGCAGGGTGATATCATATTAGATCCCTTTATGGGTAGTGGGACCACTGCAATGGTGGCTAAGAAACTAAGTAGAGCATACATTGGATGCGAATTGCACAAGGAGTATGCCAGTTTGCAAACTGACCGTATTTCTAGCATTCCGACCCAATTGCCCCTATAATATGGAAGTAATCATCACAGAGGAGTTTGAAATGCACAGAGAGGTGGTCACCCAAGTTGAATTGGACACTGCTGAGATCAAATACATCATTGATATGATGTGGTCATCAGACACAACTGAATCTAGTGTTATCGCAACTCGTCACAATGTTGATGATATCAGTCTAGAGAAGAAGTTAAACATTGCTCTAGGTAGAGCATACGATGAGGATGACATTGGTCCCTCTGGATATCGTGGTCTACGCTTAGATGAGATTCAAGAATGAACGCTAAAGATATGTCAGGAGCTGAAAAGCTCGTATTTATTTCCTCATTCATCTATTTTCTTCATTGGTCATGTCTTGTTATGTCACGTTTGGTGGGTATGGTAATCGCAAGCGCATCGCTCGCGCAGCTATCCAATGGTTCTTCGTACATCGTAAACTCAATCGCTTCAACTCATTTGTACATATTATAGACAAAAGGTTGTGGCATCAAGGTAACGATGGTACATGTATGTCTATCGATGATCTATCACGTCCTCGTTACTTCGAGATTGAGATAGAGAATAGACTGGACAACAAAGAACAGTACCTAACCACATTATTCCATGAGTTACGTCATGTAGAGCAGAGATTACGTGGTGATCACAAGCAACGATTCTCATGTCATGCTCGTAAGGTAGTAAATAAGTGGAAGGGTAATGCCGTCCCACCTGAAACAGAGTACATGGATGAACCATGGGAGATTGATGCATACAAAATGGAGAAGGTATTCTTCAAGGAGTATAAGCAGTATCAAGGTACAGTTGATGTAGAGTTTAATGCAACGCATTGTTAACATTGAGGAGTTCTATGTAACTCCTGGACCTAAAATAGTTAAGGAAATATTAAGTCTTGGCGATTATCAAGCACGTGGCACATCAGTTAAGGCTGATGTGTCAGATTGGTGTATACAGGACATGTATATTTTCGATAACTTAATAGGTCAACTCAATGTCCTCTATCCGAAACATCAAGTACAAGAACTCTGGTCTGTCGTCTATAGACAGGGTGACTACACTCAGGTCCATAATCATAGTGGTTTTGATTTCAGTTTTGTTTGGTATCTGGATACCTGTCCTCACTGCTCTCCGTTAGTATTTCCAGATCCTGAACATCCATGGATGCCACCAATTCATACTATAAGACCTAAAGTAGGGAATCTAGTAGTATTCGATGGTCATGATATACACTACGTACCACCACATACATGTAACCATGAAAGAGTATGTGTGTCTGGTAACTTAGTGCCACTTGACTTAGAAGATGAAGAAGAGTATGATGATACATACTACGGTGCAAATACATGTTAACAAATGGCAATTGATCCAAACATTGACCAGTACTTTGATTACAAGTATGTTGAAGGTGAGTTACACATTTACATACGAGAAGAATTAGTTAAAGAACTAGGTTGGACTGATAAAGATTTAGAATTAGGATTCGGTGGGATCCGTCAAATGAATAGATGGGGCAAAGATGCTCACCTATCCATCCACACAATTGAAAACCGTGATTATGTACACCCTTGGGATGAGCACAATAAAAAGATCAACCAAAACACCTGAACAGAAAGAGTTAGAGTCTATTGCTAGATTCTACAAGGACTGTGAACATGGATTTGCAACCAATGATGGTTACTATGCTATTCCATGTATGGGTAGTAATACCAAATTGACTATTATCCATAATGGTGCTATACTTAAGGAATGCAGGAACGAACAGTCTGCTCGTAATTTCATAAAGAAGCATAGAACTTGAAACCATTTGTAAAGTATCAAGGCGGTAAGACCAAAGAGTTACCATTAATCAAGCAGTTACTACCAGATAAGTTCAACAAAGTGATTGAACCCTTCTGTGGTGGTGCTGCTGTATCATTTGCGCTGAAAAAACCAGCTATTCTAAATGATGTGAATGATGGATTGATCAACGCATACAATCAGATTAAAGATAAAATAGAGTTTCAAGAGGTCTTTTCAGAGGTATGTCACTGTAAGACCCTAGATCATAATGCATTGAGTGACAAATACTATGAAGCACGTGACTATCTCAATGGTGATGAACGTGACCCATACAAATGGGCAGTCAGTTATATTATTGTAAGGCAACTGTGCTTTAGTGGCATGGAACGTTACAATAAGGATGGTAAGTTCAATGTTCCCTTTGGACACTACAAGAAGTTCTCTTGTAATCTCAATTGGGAGCACATGCAGTTCTTACAGGATGTCGAGATTCTAAATGGTGATTTCTATCAGGCATTTGTTGCTGCTAGTAATGATGACTGGATCTTTATTGATCCACCATACCTTAACAGACTAGGATATACCACTGGTGATGGTGGGAATGACCTACATGAGCGTCTAGTTGATGCAATGAAGCAAACTACAGTCAAGTGGTTATTCGTCCATACAGAGGATGAATATTATATGAGAGCCTTGAAGGACTATCATATCATGCTCAAACCACATCAATATGCTCAACGATGGGGTAAGAATAGAAATCATGCCAATGCTCAAGTAAAGCACATGTATGTAACCAATTACGAGAATAGTATGACACTTCATCGAGTGGCACTAGGTAACTTGATGCACCTATTGGATGGTGTAGAATGATCACAGTCATACAACGATCATGCTAGTCAGGCAACTGATTCATAAACTAGAGCAGTTTGACCCTGATGCTAGTATATCTCTTGTGGACTATGATAAGGATGAAGACTTTGATATAGTTGCATTTCGCAAGGAGAAGGGTTATAATGTTATACAGATACGATCTATTCCCACTTACAATTTTTCTAATGTCATTGTCCACTGAATACTTGGAGGCAAACCTGCTTCCATTGATTGAGAGTATTAAACCCAAGACCACAGATAGTTACCTAATGAAGGCATGTGGACTTGATGAAAGACCATCAACACAGTCAGTATCCATCACTGTGGGTACTAGACTAGAGAAGTTTTGGAACACAGTGATCAGTGATAGTCCTCATTGTGTGAATCACATAGCAGCGACTGATCGATTAGATGTCAGTGGTCGTACTAGACAAATTGATCATTACTTCAGTGTACCTGACCTAGGTGCTGACAGTCACATATATCTTGAGAGTAAGTGCAATGTTAATTTTGACACTGAGAAGATACGTGCTAGTAATGATAAGATACAACAAATAACAGAGACACTATCCGAAAGGGATGATCATGAGGTACAGAGTGGTTACTTCGTACCTGTACTGCGTAAGATACCTGTACAGATCTCTAAGGAGTATGCTGAGTTAGGAACCAATGTATTTGGTGTAGAAGACCTTATAGGGTGGATGGGAATCGATGGATGCCCATTTACTGCTGATGAGTACTTTGCCTTCTTTAAGGAGAGGCTAGCACCTATGATCACCAGACTCATGGATGGTGTGCCAGCTAACAAACCTGCACGTAGGGTATTGCACAGCAGTCTTGATCTGCTATAATAACAGAGTAAGGCAAGGGTGACGTTCACTAATCGTCTTTAACTTGAACCTCTTACTGCTGTAGCCCCCTTGATAGTTCAGGGCTAGAGGCGATAGGAACTATCACTCTAAAGGTTTCTTTCTAGTCTGACTTAGAAGCAGACACATGATCGAAAGAGTAATGCACTGACCCCTTTAGTATATGCCCCCATA